CCGACAGTTTGAGGGGAAACTTAAGGGCGTCAGAGAGACTCGTGTCAAGCATGAACTGGAGCATGAAGTTGCTCCGAGACATACTGGTTTCTCTTTCAAGAAGGTTGATCTCTGAGAATCTGGTGTCGGTTGGTTTCCAGGAAAGTTCCTTATGTCCACTCCTTTGGATGTCTTGAACCAGCTGAGGTGCTAGTACCTCATCATAACCAGTTAAATCTTTTGGATACCGTGCGGGCCAGACAAAGGGACGATAATTCCGTTCTCGTAGTGTGCGGTAAATAGTAAAGGTAGTTTGTGGTGTGCCGAGAAACACGATACGGCTATCTTTCTTTGGCGTAAGGACGGACTCGCCCTCAGTGACCAACTGAAGCAGCTTTTCACGCATGAAGTCGGTAGCAGAGTTAGCGGGAACCTCAACGTCGTCGAATACGATAAGGTCGGCTCGACTACCAGTAATTTGGCCGGTGATGCCAACGCTTTTAACTGACGGAGCTTGCGCTGGTCGACACCCGGCAACATCAAACGAAACTCGGGACCACCGTTGATCATCGTCCATAGGGCGTAGATGAGCCAACCAGTCAAACTCAAGGATGCACTTTTGACAGAAGATAGTAAAGTCATCAGCCCTTTGTTTAGACGCAGAAATAACAAGGATCTTCTTATCACGGTCGATCCATAGCGTCCACAGAACGAAGGCAGCAGCGATCCAACTCTTTCCGAGTCCACGAAACGCTTGGATTTGCAATCGTTTGGGTCCATTTTGCAGGTATTGAGAAATGGCGATTTGTGCTCGTGTTGGAGGAGGCAGGTCTAGCGACTTCCATACAAGAGCAAGGAATAATGGAAAGGAATCCGTAAGTTGCTGTTCTACGGTCTTCTGAGGGGCTTCTAATTGAGTCATAAGGGAAACATACGGAAAGAGGGGTAGAGGCCCATTGCTGAGCCTCCTAGACGCCTCTCAGGAAGGTTTAGCGTGCTTTACGCTTTACCTATACAACACCACCATTTCTAAAGAACGGATTCTTTTTGGTAGATTTTGGAAGTTTGACAGCAGGCTTAACAGGAGATGTTCCTTGAAAATACTGAGTCGGATTTCCTTTAGCCTTACTAAGTTTAGTTTCTTTATAAGGGCCTGCCTCTCGAAACACTTCGTCTTGAGGGCCTTTAATTTTTCTACGTTGAGTAGCGCGATGCGTTGCCTCATTAACCGTAGAATACTTTTTAGGTTTAGGCTGTTTCGGCAGTTCAGCAAATGGAATGCCTTTTGGTTTTTTAGGTGCCATTACTTTTTCTTCTTTTTACGAGCAGAGGAAAGACTAGCAGCAATAGCTTGTTTTTGAGGATAACCTTCCTTCATCATCTTGCGGATGTTAGAAGATACCGTCTTTTTTGAAGAACCTTTTTTAAGGGGCATTACTTTTTCTTCTTCCTATTCCAACTAAAGGACTTAGAACGCTTTTGCATCGTTTTAATTTCAGATGCCATAGCCAAAGGAACGGCAATCTTACCAGCAACACCAGCAGCACCCTTCATAAGGGCTTTTCCTGCGCTAGTACCGTATCCTTTAGCAGCACGATTAGCAAGACGAGCCGCCTTTTTTAGCGGAGTATCACCACCAACAGGGGCTTTGGGTTTTGCAGGAGTGCTTGTCTTTGCCTTTATTTGAGGCTTAGGAACGGAAGGAAGCTTTGGAGTGGTCTTACCAGCACCAGTTGTTACCTTTGCAGAGCCAGTACTTTTCCGAGTAGCATCACTGGTAACCGGGGCACGCATGTCTGTTTTATAAGACCGAGCACCTTGCGGCTTACCTCCTCTTGTAACTTTGGCTTCGCTTGTCTTCTGTCGTTGTGAACGAGTACGGCTGCTGGTAACTTTTTTCTTGGGAGGAACCATAATCACTCACCCTTCATCTTGGTGTTATACCGCTTACCACGCCAGGTAAATTCCTTAGCACCAGAAGAACGAGCCGCCTTGAAGGCCTGGTCAAAGGTTTTCTTGTTAAAGGAAGATTGGGTGGTCTTTTGAGACGGTCCTTGCTTTTGAGCAAAAGCCTTATCACCGTACTTTTGACGGGCTTCGGAAAGCGTACCCTTAGCGGTGTTAGTGGCTTTAAGGCCAGCAGCAAAAGCACCACCACGGGTTACGTTTTTAACAACACCTAATACGTCACGAGCAGTCTGAGCAGCCTTCACCACGCCAGACATACGCTGAGAAGCAGCCTTAGCATTGCGACGAACTTGAGCTTTAGCTACTTCGGCTTTACCGCGAGCTTTAGCCACATCCATAGCATCACGACCAGAACCAGTCGTCACTTTTGGAGGATTAGCAGGCTTACGACGGCCCGTTGTGCCAGTCACCCGACCAGCTCCAGGAAGCCTACTATCTTGATTAAGTCCAGGAAGCTTGCTTTTAGAACTACGGGTAGTAGAAGAGCTTACCTGTGCTTGGCTAACTTTTTGACGGTTTGCCCGTTGAGGATTTTGCCCCTTTGTTACGGGTTTGGTTGTCGAACGAGTGCTACGGTTTGAAGAGGACGTAACACGAGGCTTTTTAGGGGCCATTATCAGCTAGCCTCCACAGAGGAAGCCTTACCAACAGTAGCAGTAGCAACTTCACCGGCAGCATAGACAGCAGCGTTAATCAGGGTACGCAGCTGAGCAACGGTATAAGAAGTTTCGGGGGTAGCAACAACAGTGTCACTACGATAGACGTAGTTTTCAACGGCAGCAGGAAGATTAGAGAAATCTCCGTAAGTAGAACCGCCAGCAGGATTGGTAGCCATTTTTCTTAAAAATAAAGTGTTTTAAGTGGTAGTCCACGAAAGGACTTTTGAAAAGTTGTCAAGAGAAAAGGTGTCTTGACCAACCCACCAGCTAAGCCAATGGGAAGAGCCTTTACTTTGATTACACGAAAGGCACGCGCATACCACATTATTAGTGGTATCATGACCCCCTCTAGCTTTTGGATGAACGTGATCCAGGGTTAGATTGTCAGACGAACCGCAGTAGACACACTGGTTATTCCAGTATTCTTTAATGGCAGCTCGCCACATCCGTTTTGCATCAGAGGAGGTCATGGCCCTTAGGTGAAAAAGGTAGGCAGAAGGATCTTTGAGAGGCATGGTCCTCTACGGTGGTTTACTTCTTCTTTTTCTTAGGAAAGCCAGCCTTCATATTGGCGTAGGCTTTCGGCGTGATGGTGGAGTTCTTTTTGGAGCGAGAAGTACCAGCCTTCTTACGCTTATTCATATTGGCGTAAAGGCCAGGGGGTTTAGCGTTACCCTTGTTCATTTTTTAGTACTCTTGCCGTTGTGGCCGTTTCGTGCGCGGTTCTTAGAACGTGATTCAAGAACCATCTTCCCCTTGCGAGTATGGGAAAGGTCGGGGCCTCCTTTCCCAGCAATGCCACGCTTTCTCCTCTCTTGCCAACGCTCTTCCGAAGCATTTTTCACGGTTGGCTTCTTGTTATATTTGCGTTGGTAGGCAGCCTTTTTAGCAGCTGCCTCTGGGTTCTTAGCGTAATACTTGGCTGATTTACGCATTAGAAGATAGCGTGTTCAACATCCTCAATCTCAATCTCCGGCAGGCTTGCAAACAGTTCTGCAAGAGGAGAACCAGAGACTGGAAGACCAGTAATGTTGTTTTTGGAAAGCCAATCCGCAGCCGCCTTGATGTCTTGGGTGGTGGCTACGCCTGACTTGATTCGTTGGATAAGTTCAATAGTGACGAGCCCGTGAAGCTCGTTAAACATATCCTCAGAAGCTCGTTGATTAGTCATGACTTCGCATAAGGATACGATCTAGTTTTTCGTCAAGGCGAGTCATTCCAGATTCAATCTTTGTAAGGGCTCGTTCAAAGTCAGCTTTGGCAACATAGTTACTAACAATTTTGACTTCAAAGTTATCAATACGATGATCCATGGAATTAATACGCTCATGGACTCGATTGATTCTGGAATGAATGCGATTGACAAAGGCAGCAATACCTGTGGCAACTGCAACCGTTGCTGAGACAACAATCTCAGTCATTGTCAGGAAAGTTCGCTAATAAATAGCGTGGTGCTGCCACCAGTTCCTTGAATAGCTGCAATATGAGCACCAGCTGGCACTGCAACAGTAATTCGTTCACCTGTTTTCAGGTAATGCGTAGTAGCACTTGCTGTTTGAGCACCAGTTCCAATTTGATAATGGCAATGAGTGCCACCAGAGCAAATTAAAGACACAAAACGACAAGTATTGGTCAGTGCTTGGTTAACACTAGAACCACCAAGAGTGATTGTGCGTGCGATTGTAGGTTGAAGAGCTAGGTTGTGAACGTCAGAAATAAAACTTCCAACAGTTGTAACACCATCAGCAACAATGTTTGCCATTAGTCGTACTGATTCATCAGGTTGATTAGTTTCTGTGGGTAGATTGGATCAGTAGCATAGCCTTCTTTTTTAAGAAGATACGCACAATCCTCTCGTGATTCAGCGCGATTGACCCCTTTATAGCCCTTGTAATCCTTATACCACTGCGTTACTAGGTGCTCTACGCAGTCATAGGGGGTTGCAAAGTCCTTAAAGGTAGCTTTTATAGTGACTGGGCCGTTGCCGTAGTCTTCCCAAGTGGTTTTAATGGTGCCTGGGGTTCCTTTGATGCCAAAGAAGTTGTTTTTTCCAGAAAGAGCAGAGCCAAAAGCTGACTCTAGTGCCCATTGAGCAGCAACAACCTCAGGAAACTTAGCCCCTGCCTTTTTAGCAGCAGCTTCAATACCATCCCACGTGTTGGAAAACTCATTGGAACTGGTAAGGGGTTGGGGTTCCCTCCACGCTTTGACCCATTCCTGCTCATCAGAAAGGCCCTCAGGCCCCAGAAGGCGTTCCAGGGCCGCAAGAGCACGGTTTTGATTAGGCAACCCCTGGTAATACTTGATTACGTCACGGAGTTTGATGGTCATTGCTTCGGGAAGAGTCCGTTTTCAATAAATTCGACAGCCTTATCGTCGATGGTGTTGTCGGTAGACTCAGAAAGTTTCTTGAGCAGTTCAACAACAAGGCGCTTTACTTGGGTAGAGCCCAGGAAGGTGAAGAGGATCGGACGGATAAGTGTAATCATTGTTCTAAAAGGGGTAAGGTTTAAAAAATATCAGCGGGAAGTTCAATCCATTGTTGTTGAAGTTCACTCCACCTGTAATGACCATCGTTAGGATAATCTACAGGAGGTTCCCACTGACAAGTAGTAGTATTTAGAGTCCACGATGGATACGGTTGTGGTTTAAGGAACACATCATTTTCTGCATCGTAAACCCCGTTTAACTTAGCAGGATTACCTCTAATACTACCATCTTTTTTGTATTCAACCCAGGTTCCAGGTTGTTGATCAATAAACTCTTGGTCAGCAACAATTAATTTTACAACCTGCGTTCCTTCAAGTTTTGCAAAATAGGCCATAAGTATTAAGCTGTATAAGTAGCAGAAGCAGTAAAAACGTGGTAATAGTAACCGCCAGATTGAGTAACAGTACCGCCACTACCTCGCTGACCATCACCGTTTGCATAGCGGATAATGACAATACCATCACCGCCATTGCCGCCACGGCCAGAGCCGGTGCTGTAGTTACCACGACCACCGCCGCCAGAACCGGTTCCGTCAATAGCATCGCCGCCAGAACTGCCGCTGGTGTTACCACCAGCACCACCACCGCCGTTACTACCAGTACCGGGAGTACCTGAATAAGTACCACCACCACCACCACCGGCAAAATAGTAAGTCCCACTTACGTTGTGACCAGTAGAGGTTGCAGCACCCCAAGCAGAAAAATCAGAAGTACCAGATCCGCCATTAATAGTTGAACTAGCAGCACCTGCGCCGCCTCCACCTCCGGCAGTGTAAGGACTGCCTTGTGTACCTACACCTCCAGCGTTGCCATAAGTTGAGGTACCGCCCACACCTTTAGTGGCTAGAGAAGCTGGATCTGTATGGTTACCTTCAGATCCACCACCAGAACCACCATCAGCTCCGTTTGTGTAAGCGGTAACGTATCCAGCTCCACCGCCGCCACCGTAAGCAGTCATAGAAACTCCAACTCCTAAAAAAGAAGAGTCTCCTCCGTTATCAGCTACGTTATCATTACCTTGCTGAGCAGGACTTGTGGGACCAGTAGCACCAGCTCCAACGGTTACAGTGTAACTAGTACTTTTAGTAAGGTCAGCGGCACTGTGATAAACAATACCGCCAGAACCTCCTCCGCCACCGGCCCATCCGTTACTTGTATAACCGCCAGCACCTCCACCGCCAATAACTAATATTTCAGCTTCGTAGGTGTTAGGGTTAGTAAAAATGTTATTCCACTGGGAAATGGGGTGGTAATATTCAATTTGATTTGTTGTAGTATTATAACGAATGATACCGGTTGAACCCGTAGGACGGTTATTAGACGTACCTGAAGGAAGTTCAATACCGCCTGTACCGCCAATGCTTACAGGGTTAGAGCCACCATCGGGGTGTTCAACATTACCTACTTTTAAAGTTGTCATAATCAGTTACCTCCTGGCTTAGTAGGCCAAACGGGGTTAGCCGGATCCACGGTGTTAGCCGGTAGATCGCGGAGTGCTTGGCGGTAATCCATCCACACCTGAGGCAGTTGGATGCCAAGACCATCATTAGAAAGGTCGATGGCTTTAAGGGTTACCCAGTCGGTTTCGGCTAGGAGTTGGTCGCGGCGGGCGCGGAGTTCAA